GCGGCCCTGGCGCACCAGCCAGGCGGCGATGGCGCGCTGGTGCGGTTTCAGCAGAGGATGGAATACCGAAGGATCAACCTCGAAGCCTTGCGGCTCGGCAAGGCGCACCTTGGCGCGCAGGAACTGCTCGTAGGCGATGGTCATGACTGATCCGCCTCTTGCTCGTGCCCGCGGCAGAAGCCGCGCTCGTCATGGTGGTCGCAGGACGGAATTACCTCGTAGCCGCGGCTGGCGAAATCGATGGCCATCTCGACCACCTCTTCGCCTGGAAGCGGCCGCTTGGTCTCGCGCTCGACGAAGATGCCGTCGAGCTGACGCGGCCGGCGGGCTTTGCTGATCAGGTAGTCGATCGCCATGCAGCAGTGGAAAGTCTTGCTGGTAATGGTCTGGCTCATGCTGGCGTTCCTTCAGGGGTGCGAAGGAACGCGGGCAGCCGGTGCGCCAAGGCCTCATTGCGCATGGGCATGATCAGCCCCATGAATCGATCCATCAGTTCGGGATGGGCGAAGCGGACGATGACGCTGGAGTTCTCTCCACTGGCTACCAGTTGCATACCGCAGCCGGGGAAGTGCTTCGTCGCAGACAGAATCTGCCCCACCTCATTGAACAGCGCGAGGTATTCGCTGTTAAGCCATGGTGCTGGCGTGGTGTCGGCGTCGCTTGGAATAGCTCGGCGCCAATCAAGGGGCTTATGGTCGAGCACCAGGGCGCTGCGTTCGGCGATCAGGCTGAAGGGGCCGAAAGGCTCTGGTTCCTCGTCGGCCTTTTCTTCGCTGCTCAGTACCAGGCAGTTTTCGGCGATCCAGAGATGCTGCGGTTCCAGGCCTAGCTGATGGCCCTTGCGTTTGGTAATCGCCGATAGCACGCGCTTGGTGGTGCGCTCGACGGTGAGTTTGTCGTAATCCGGATGCAGCCAGCCGTTAGGGTCATGGATGGAGGCCATCACGTGGCCGGTGGTTGCAACCAGTGCCACGCCGGCTTGCGGGTGACGTTCGATATTCACTGCGTTGAGGTAGTAACGAACGTCGTTCTCTCCGGCACACCGATGAATGCCGGCGAAGTAGCGCGGATTGACGCGGGCGAGGTAGTTCATGCCGATACCTCCGCCAGGCCACCCGGAAGCTTGGTGTTTGCGTCGCCTTCGAAGATCGGCAGGATCTGGTAATGCACTGACCAGTCTTGAGCCGTGGCTTGGTCGGCCGTCTCCATGAGGTAGTCAGAGGTACGCCAGCCGATAAGGCGCGTCGCTGTATTGACTTGCTGAGGGGATTCCAGCAGCAAGGCCTGACGAGTAGGGCGAGCCAACTTTTCCTCCACAGCCTGGACAATGAAGGTGTTCATGCTGGTGTGGTCTGCCTTGGCCACGTCTTCGACGCGGGAGCGAACGCCGTCGGGCAGGCGGATAACGAACTTGTCTGCGGTGCGGGAATTAGCCATGGCGGATCACCTCGCGCTTGAGCTGGTCGACGAGTTGTGTGGGCAGGTTGCGGATGAGCAGTTGGCCGCGGGCTTCGTCGAACTCGACCTTGTTGCCCAGCAGGTGCGCTTCGAAGCTGATCGACAGGCCTTCGGTGCGGCCGGTGAAGCGGCGGAACTGATTGAGGGTGCGTTTATCCGGCGGGATCACCGGCGACAGGCCGTAGTCCTTGTTGCGGATGAATTCGTAGAAGGCTTTCGGGCGCTCCTCGTCGAGTAGCGCGGCCAGTTCTTCAAGGCTGATGGACTCGCCCAGCCTGGCTTGGCTGGAGGCGTAATCGACCAGGGCGCCGGTCTTCTCGCGCGCCTGTTCTTCCGGCAGATCCTCGCTCTCAACGAAATCGCTGAAGGCCTTGAGCAGCGTGCGCGTTTCACCCGGCGCATCGATCCCTTCCTGGCAGCCGATGAACTCGCGGAAGTAATCGTTGATGCGACGGCCGTTCTTGCCCTTGATGAACGAGATGTACTGGCGCGACTGCTTGTTGTTGCGCCATTCGCTGATGTTGATACGTGCGGCCAGCTGCATTTGGCCGAGGTCCAGGTGCTGCGCGGCCACTACATCCAGCGATTCGGTGACGGTCACGCCCTCGCTGTGTTGCAGCAGGGCGATGGCCAGGTAGTCGGTCATGCCCTGCTGGTAGTGCGCGAACAGCACGTGACCGCCGGTGGAGAGGTTGGATTCCTCTATCAGCTTCTGCAGGTGCACGACGGCCTGCCAAGTAAAGCCGGTGAAGTCCTGGGTACCGTCGAGGTAGGCGCGCAGCCAACCGCTGAACGGGTAGGCGCCGGACTCTTCATGGAACAGGCCCCAGGCCTTGCCCTGCTTGGCGTTGTAGCTCTCGTTGAGATCGGCCAGCAGGTTCTCCAAGGTCTGGGATGCGTCCAGTTCGGAGTCGCGGGTGTGAAGCACGGCGGGCGTGCCGTCGGGCTTCTTGTCGATCAGGTGGATGATGCTGTGACGAATAGGCATGACTGCCTCCTATTTGGTTAAGGTGGTCAGATGCCTTCGGGTACTTCTTCACCGCCCAGCGATTCCAGCAGGGCCGGCACGAACTCGCGGAAGGTGAGCATCATCAGGACGAAGCTGGCGTCTTGCTGGCTCAGGGCGTCGTCGCCGCCGTCCTGCTCGGCCTGGTCCTGCAGCAGGTTCTCGAAGCGCAGCCCCTTGATGACCAACTTGTCGTCGAGCACGAAGGACAACTTGTCCTGCCAGGCCAGGGAGACGAGGGTGACCAGCTTGCCGGCTTCGAGGTGCTGCTGGATTTCGTCGCTGGTCAGGTCCTGGTGGGTGGCGGCGATCTTGCCGCCGTCTTCGTGGGTATCGCAGAGCATGGCGCGATCGAGGATGTGGAAGTCCTCGGCGGCTTGCTGGCGCTTCAGCCAGTCGGTGAGGGTGGCGCTGGGAGCGACCTTGACGGTGAGCGGGCGTACCGGTAGCGAGCCGAGCGCTTCGCGCAGGGTGGACAGCAGGTCCTCGGCGCGCTTGTGGCTGGATGAGTCGACGAAGATCAGGCCGCGCTGGGTGTCGATGGCCGCATAGGTGCGCGATTTGCGTGGGAACGCCCGGGGCAGGAAGGCCTGGATGATCTCGTCCTTGATCTGGTCGCGCTCCTTCTTGAAGACCTTGCGCATCTGCTCGGCTTCGATTTCCTCGACCTTCTCCTTCACGGCATCCTTGATGACGCTGGGAGGCAGGATGCGCTCTTCGCGCTCGGTGGCGATCAGCAGGCAGCCATTGGATGAATGCACGAGCGGGGCGTTTTCGCCTTTGCCGATCGGCGCGACGAAGCCATAGGTGGACAGCTCCTGGCTGGCGCAGGGGCGGGCTGGCTTCTCGCGCAGGGCATTGTCGAGCTGGTGATCGATCAGCTCTTCGCTGTCATCGCGGGTGCTGAGTCGAGCGCGCTCGATCAGGGTGGCGAGTTCTTGGGTGAGGCGGTAAATCAGCAGATTGCGAAACCACATGGTGATGCTCCTTATGTAGAAGGTCAGGCGCGGCAGCGGCCGTCGTCGCGCAGTTCGATGCCGTGCTGGGCGGCGATCTGCTCGACGATTACGGTGTTCAGGCGGATGCCCTGGGCTTTCAGGGCCTGGTAGATCTCGTGCGGGGTGCGGCGAATCGGGCCGAGGTCGGTCTCGACCAGGGCCAGCTCTGCGATGCGCTCGGCCAGCTCCAGCCGCTGCCGCTGGTACTCGCGACGTGCACGCTTGTTGCGGCTGATGCTGGTGTTCCAGCTGGTGGGCACGATCGGCGCCCGCTCGGTGTGCGGTACCCGCTCGATCTTTCCGCCACCGGCGAGGAAGGCTGCGACCTGAAGCAGCAGGCCGCGGCGCTCGTCCTCGCGAGCCGGTGGCGTGGGCAGGTTGAGTGTTGTCAGGTGGTGCATGGCTCAGGCCTCCGCTACTGCAGCGGCCGGCTGTACGCCTAGCATGGTCACGCCCTGCAGGGCGAAGTAGATGCGGGCACAGGCCTGGGCGTCGGGCATGGCGCGGTGGGCTTCTTCCAGCTCTTCGCCGGTGTAGAAGCGATAGGCCTCGCCGAGGGTGGGCAGCTTGTTGCTGGCCAGGCCGACCTTGCCGCGGGTCTCGTAGCAGGTGCAGAACTTCTGGGTGGTGGTCTTGAAGCTGTCGGCCAGGTCCTTGCTGTGGTAGCGCGCCATGGCGATGCGGATGATCCGGTCGTCGAAGGTGGCGTTGTGGGCGACGCGGATGCTGGCGCGGGCGTGGATGGCCAGGAAACCTTCCAGTGCCTCGGCTTCGCTGATACCGACGTCCATGGCCATCTCGTGAGTGATGCCGTGGGTGCGCGATATCTCTTCGGAGATGGTCCAGCCGTCCGGGCGGACGATGGCCTTGTAGCTGTCGAGCACGGCGCCTTGCTCGTTGTGCAGGATGGCGGCGATCTCGACGAGGTGCGGCTGGTGCTCGGACTCGCTGGGCGATTTCCAGTCCGGGAGGCCGGTGGTTTCGGTGTCGAAGACGTGGATCAGCTTGGACATTTCTCTTTCCTCAGGCAAAAGGAGCCCCAACCCACGCCGGAAGGCCGGCGCGGCGGGTGTTTCAGGGGTGGTTTAGGCGGCTGCGGAGATCGGCTCGGCGATCACGCCGGGGATATCCAGGCCTTGGCGCAGCGTGTCGGCCAGTGCGTCAAGCGCTGCCTGGTCAACGATCAACAGGTCGTCGCTGGCCAAGCCGGCGGCGATCGCACCGATCAGGGCGCGCTTGTTGGTGACGCGGGCGTGCCAGTGACGGTTGTCGATCGGCTGTGGTTTGGTGGTCGGCAGCGGTTCGAGTTGAGCGGCGGTCGGCTCAGGACTGGCAACAGATTGTTCCGGAACGGCCGGTACTGGATCGACGGGCTGAAGCGCGGCGCGGGCCTGAGCGAGTTCTGCCTGCTGGCGACGCATTTCGGCTTGCTGTTCCTCGAGCTGGCGCCGCATTTCATCTTGCTGGCGGCGCATCTCGGCCTGCTGCTCCTCCATCAGGCGGCGCTGTTCGGCCAGGGCGGCTTCGGCCTTCTTGCGATCAGCTTCGGCGGCCTCGAATGCGAGGCGGTCGGTGAGCATCTGTGTCAGCTCGTCTAGGGCGTTCTGGCGAGCTTCTATCGCTTCCTTGGTCAGGTCGAAGTAGTCATGGGTAGCGTCGATTTCGCCGACGCGGTCGATCATGGCGCTGATCTCGTCGCTGGACTTGCCGCGCACCTGACCGGGCATGGCCACGATGGCGTCGACCTTCTGCTGCAGGCGGGCAATACGCTCCTGGCGTTCGCGCTCGATGCGATCGTCGACTTCTTGCTTGGCGGCCTTCATGGGTTTTTCCAGGCTAACCAGCTCTTCGGTGATGCGTTTGGCTTCGGCGTCGAGGATGCGGCCGGCTTGCAGGTGGGGTTCTTTCTCCCGCTTGCGTGCGGCTTCCAAGCTGGTGCGCAGACCGGTCAGTTCCTTGATGCCAGCCTTGACCCAGGCATAGCCTTCCTCGGTGTTGGCGTCCGGTACCACCTGGTATTTGGCGCGAAGTGCGGCCAGGGCGGCGTTTGTCTGGCTGTACTCGGCGACCTCTACGGTGCCGCGCTCCAGGTCTACGTTCTTCAGGTTGGTCATGATGGCTATTCCTTTGTTGTGGCAGGTTGCAGGACGGCTTGGCGAGCGGCGGCCGCCTCGTTGATTCGGGCTTCGATGTTGTCGGGGTTGATCTCGACGACCACGGCTTTGGCGCGGGCGGTTTGCGCGATCTGCTTGCGCATCAGCTCCAGGGCACGCTCGTTGGGGCAGGCCTCGAGGGCGCTGATCTGGCTGCGGAGCCAGTCAGCGAATTCGCCCTTGGCTTCGGTCATGACGGCGGCGGAGCCGGTTTCGCCGGCCTCGTCGAGGCGCTTCTTCAGCTCCAGCCCCTGCAGATAGGTTTCGTCCTCGAACATGCCGAGGTACACGTCGGCGCAGAAGCCGAGCATGGACAGGCATTTCTTGATGGCGTCGGTGAGGCTCTTCTTCGGTGCGTCGAAGTCGGTGTAAGCGCCCCACGAGCATTTGCGGACGTAGGGGGTATGGCCGAAGTGAGTCAGGGTGTTGCGCTTGCCACCGTGCACGTACCAGAACTTGATCTGCATGGTGTGCATCTTCTCGTGGTCGATGACGGCGCCATCCTTGCCCAGGATAGGAGCGCCTTGGTCGTAGCGATCGACCAGCACTTCGTAGCCCCAGCCCTTGCCGATCGGGCCGAACAGTTCGGTGGCGCGTTGCACCATGTACAGGCCATTGATGGACGTGACAGTGCGCCCATCGAAGTCGTCGGTCTTGGTGAAGTCCTTATCGGTGGTCTTCACCTGGTCCCAGATGGTCATCTTCGGATTCGGTTTCTCAGCCATTTCGATCTCCTTGATCAGGCAACTGCTACGCGGGCGTTCTTGTTGGCCTCGACCCAGGCCGTTACCTCGGCCAGGGAGAAGCCGGCAGCCGCGCTGCGGGCGGGCGAGTCGCTGAGCTTCACCTGCTTGGGGAATGTGCCTGCAGCGATGCGCCGGTAGATGGTGGGCCGGGATAGGCCTGTGATCCGCTCGACTTCAGGGAAGCGAATAAGCACGTCGCTGACGGGCTGTGTTGTGCTGGTCATGGATGGCTCCGTTCAGCTGTACTGGATGGCGCTGGCAATGAGCCCAACGCCGAAAATAACGACCCAGAAGAGCAGGCTCTGGGCGAATGCCTTGGCCTTCATGGCTGCACCTGGTGTTCGATGTACAGCAGCTGCTGGATCTGCTGGGTGAAACGGTTGGCCTGTAGCTGCGCATCGGCCAGCAACTGGGTGCGGGCTTTTTCCAGAGCCGCCACTTCGGCCTTGATCAGGTCGCAGGTGGGGACTTTGACGGTCACCTCAGTGGAACCCAGCACGATGTAGCCGCCGAAGTTCTCTCCCTCGGTTGGGTCGAAGGAGAGCAGGGTCAGGTCATACGCTTTCTCGGGGACGTGCCGGCGAGTGGCGCAGATGAACATCGTTTGGGTAAGGGTGTTAGGCAGGGCTTTCATGCCGGTACCTCGCAGGTGATGAACCACGTGCCGCGGTAGCGGACCGTGCGTTTGATCTGGCTGGCGTCGGTGAGGCCACCCGCGACTGCACGCTGGAAGGCGTCTGTGAACCGGCGACCGGTGAAGGGCTTAAGCACGGCGGGCCTCCAGTGCACGTTCAATCAGGGTGGTGGCTGTGCTTATGAGCTGTGGTTCGAAGCGTTCGGCCAGCTTCTGTGCTGCAGCGTGGTCGCCTCGTAGCGCTGCCAGCAGCACTTGCAGCAATGGGTGGTTGTCGTCGTCGGCGTCGAGCACCGACTCCATTGCGGTTGCGGCGTAACCGGGGCGAGCGGCCGAGCGAGGGGTGCAGAAGGGCACCAGCTCAGCATCCTGGCCGGCGAGCAGGAGACCCACTTGTGCCTCAAGGTAGGCGCAGCGGCCGTCATCCTCCGCCGGGAGGGCGTTGTCCCATTTGAACTGGGCGGCCTGGAGGGCGGCGGAGGAATTAAGCACAGCTGACCACCTCGCTGTGTGTTCGCAGGTCGGCGATACGCCGCACGGCTTCCGCCTCGCAGAATGGGCGCAGCGCATCGCCGAGCAGCGCATCCAGCTGCTCCAGAGCCTGTTGCAGCAGGCAGGCATCCTTGTGGATGCGTGCCAGGCACAGGGCATAGGCGAGATCACTGTTGATCACGCCAGCGCAATGGCTGGCGTAGGCGTTGCTCGTTACCGGGTCGCCCTGCTGAAGCTCGCTGAGGATCAGCTGTCGCTGAAGTTCAAGCGCGATTTTTTCGCCCACGGGGGCGGCTGCTTGAGCGCCTGTGTTGTTGATCAACGTTGTCTGCACGGTGCGCCTCCTTCTGCGGAATCTGCAGATACATGGGCTGCATTATTTGCAGAATTAATCCTGCGTCAAGTGCAGAAGCGAAAAAAAGACAAAATAAAGCCCGCAGGCTGCGGGCTATTTTTCAGGGGATATGAGGAGCAGGCTTCGTTACGAGGGGGAGCGCGTCCGGCGCCGGAGTGTGCGTTCGGCGCGCTACAGCAGGGATTCGAACTTGCCGATTGCCACGCCGCAAAACACCGTACCGTCATCGATGCGGGTGAACTTGTCAGGCCATGAGGGATTAAGCGCCATGAGATACCTTTGATCGGCTTCGATGATCAACTGCCTGAACGTTGCCTCTTGACTGCCGCTGAGTTTGGCGACGACGAGGGAACGATGGGCTTCCGGCTGATCGGGGTCGACGAAAATGATATCTCCATCGTTGAACGTGTGACGCTCGGCGGGGTTGAGCATCGACGGGCCCCGGACGCGCAGCGCGAACGTGCGTAGGCCATGGGGAGCCGGGCATGGTAGCCAACACTCGGCATCCGAAACGGCATAGATATCGGCGATCTCATGCCAACTGGCGGCTTGCGCCCAAGAGATCAAGGGAACCTTGTCTCGGCTACTGGGACCGTGGTCAGCGGTTAGTTGGCCGGGCGCCTGCACCATAACGGACACATCAACAAGTGCCAGGATCCTTTGCAGGAGCTGGTCATTGACTTGCTGTTTGCCGCGCTCAAGGCGGGACAGGTTCCCGGTATCGGTTCCCGCTTCCTGAGCGAGCCTCTCCAGGGTCCATCCCTTTGCCAGGCGCCCAGCGCGTATGGCTTCACCAATCTTCATAGCGTTCATTTTCTTGACCTGCTGCGAATTACGCAAAGCGTCATTTGCAGATTTGCTTGCTAGTCATCTGCGAAATTTGCAGAATAGTTTTTAGTAAGAGCCTGACGTGAGGTTTGAGATGACCCCTTTGAGGAAAGCGAGGAAGGAGCGCCGCTGGAGATTGGCTGACGTTGTCAGCCGGCTCAAGGTCCTCGGCTACGAGATCGACACGGGAAATATTTCCCGAATCGAAAACGGCAAGCAGCAGGCGTCAACCGCTCTGGCGGAGAAGTTCTGCCAGGTTTTCGATGGTGAACTGACGGAGCTGCACATCCTGTACCCCGAGCGCTTTGCTGAAGAGCAAGCCGAAGCTGGTGCCGCCGAGACACTCCATGCAGACACAGAGCGCCGCCGCCATCGCGGCCGTCGCGCCACTGACCTCGATCCCGAACAAGCCCTGCAGGTGAAGGCGGAAGCCGAAGCCTTGGCGAGCGGGATCGCAACCCTTGTGCGGCATGTTCCGTTGCCGCTGCGGTAAGCCTGCGTGAGAAGAGGAAAGCTGCATGTTCATCCCTGCGAAAGAAAACGAGATCAAGGCGCGCTTCGACGACGAAACCTACGAGGAACTGATGGCTGCCTGCCGGAAGTACCGAGTGCGTCGCGCGGTGCTAGTGCGCCAGATCGTCGAGGCGTGGCTGGCAGAGCACGAAGAGAAGGCTACCGCCCCCGGGCGGGTGGCATGAAGGCCCTCGGGAGGCCCTGTTGATGAACAGCACAACACGAACACAGACGGTCGATGACCGCGAGCTAGTGGTGCGCCAGGCCATCCGCGAGATGACGCCGGCGGCGCGTGCACGGCTGGATCGGTATGCCGCTGCTCATGGAATGACGTGTGAGCAGGCGGTGGTGCAGATCTGTGGCCAGGCAATGCAAGCCGAGACGTACTGATGGCCGCGCTTCCGTACATGCAGCTGTATATCGCCGACTATCTGGCCGACACGATGCACCTGACGGCCGAGGAGCACGGTGCGTACCTGCTGCTGATGTTCAACTACTGGCAGACGGGCAAGCCCATTCCGAAGGCTCGGCTATCGAGAATTGCACGGCTGAGCAACGAGCGTTGGACGGTCGTTGAAGTTTCGTTGAACGAGTTTTTTGCGGACAACGGAACGGAATGGGTGCATGAGCGTATCGAGCGCGACTTGGCAGCCGTGCATGCCAGCCAAGAGCAGCGGAGTGCTGCTGGAAAGGCGTCGGCAGCTGCCAGAAAGAACAGAACAGCAACGAAAGCAGTACGAAAGAGCAACGACCGTTCAACGCCCGTTGAAGATGCGTTGAACGGGAAGCCAACGAATAAAGATACAGATACAGATAAGAGTAATACCCCCCTTACCCCCCAAGGGGGGAATGCCCAGCAGCCCACCAAGCCGGCAAGCAAGTCGCAGCGATCGAAACCTAAGCGTGCCTTGCCGGTGCCGTTCGTGCAGACGCCGGAGATGCTGGCGTGGGCAGCGGAGAAGGCTCCGGCGGTAAACCTCGATCGGGAGACCGAGCGCTTCATCGACTACTGGACCGGGCAGGGCTCGACCAAGGCGGATTGGCCGGCGACCTGGCGCAACTGGATGCTGCGCGCCCAGGACGATCTGGAGCGGCGCGGGCTGGCCACGCCGGTGGCGAAAGACCCGAACGACACGAGCTGGATTAACGAGGACGACGGGCTATGAAGACCGCGACCGACCTGATCAAGACGCTGCCGAACCTGCCTGCCGAGCCTGTGCAGGACAACCGTGCCCGCAAGCCAGGCGCGGAGACGGCGCGGATCGTAAACACGCTTTTCGATGAATTGCGCTCGATCTTCCCGGCCTGGCGCCAGGCCTGGCCGAACGACGCGGCCGAGGCGCGTGCCAAGCGAACCTGGGTGAAGGGCTTCATGAAGGCCGGGGTAACCACGGTGGAGCAGCTGCGATACGGCATCGAGGCGTGCCGGCTGATGGATACGGACTTTGCGCCGAGTGTTGGCAAGTTCGTGAAGTTGTGCGTGCCGAGCGCCGAGGACCTGGGCCTGCCCGGCGACGAGTCGGCCTGGCGAGAGGTGGTGCGCCATTGCGCCAATCCTGGCCATCACCGCTGGAGCCACGAGGCCGTGCGCCTGGCTGGCAGCTCGGTGGGCTGGTTCAACCTGCGCTGCAGCAGCATCCCCGAGGAGACGCTGCGCAAGCGCTTCGAGCATGCGTATTTCCAGCTACGGCGCCGGGCATCCATGGGGCTGCCGCTGGAGGAGCCTCGCCAGGGCATCGAGGACCAGAGCGAAGGCCGTGAGCTGACCGTCGAACAGGCCGACCGCCGCGGCGAACAGATTGTGCAGCGCCTGATGCGTGCGCAGGGGCTGGCCGGCATGACCGGCGAGCAAGCCCGGTTGCAGTTGCTGCACCGGTTGAGGATTTCACGGGAACAGTCCCGTACGGGGGAGACGACATGATCGACGCAAGGGCAAACCTGCTGACGATGGTTGCGCTGGGCATCCTGCGCAACTGGTACCGCTCCTGGGAGCAGTTTCACGCGCATGCGCATGGGGATGTGCGGCGCGGATCACTGGTGGCGAAGGCGTACGGCCTGATCAACCACGACCGAGTGCTGAATGGGGAGGTGCGCCATGGCTGAGGCAGCGACAGTGCAGCGGCCCGAGACGGCCGAGCAGAAGGCGAAGCGGCGCAAGCGTGCCGCGCGCCCGGTGTACATGGAGTGGCGACCTATGGTCGACCAGCTGACCGGTGAAGTGCGGCTGGCACTGGTGGCCGAGAGCGGTATCGATCGCTTCCTGTTGAAAGAGCGCGGGTACCGGCCAGGCGACCAGGTGCGGGCGGAGATCAAGAAGCCGCGCAACGTGAAGATTCATCGCCTGGTGCATGCGCTGGGCAAGCTGGTTGGGCAGAGCATCGACAAGTTCCAGGGCATGGATGCGCACAGTGCGATCAAGAAGCTGCAGTTCGATGCGGGCGTGTGCTGCACGTTCGAGGCGTTCGATATTCCAGATCTTGGGCGCGTGACACGCCGCATCCCGGAAAGCCTGGCCTTCGACGAAATGGACGAGACGCGGTTTCGTGAGTTCTGGAGCGGGATCTGCCAGCACCTGATCGCTGAATACTGGCACGGCCTGAGCGAAGAGCAGGTCGAGGAGATGATCGATCTGATGCCGCAGGAGGGTTCGTGATGGCCGAGAAAGCATGGGGGCACGATGAGTTGGCCCACGACCTCGCCCAGCACCTACGGATGAACCCGGAGCATGTGGTGTGGGAAAACATGCAGATGGGGCCGTCCGGCTCCATCCGCCCTGACGTTTACCTGCTGAAGAAGCGCTATTCGACGTTCGCCCCGGTTACCTACGAGGTGAAGGTCAGCGTCAGTGATTTCCGCAGCGATGTGACCTCGGGGAAGTGGCAGGGTTACCTGAACTTCTCCAGCGCGGTGGTCTTCGCGGTGCCGGCTGGCCTGGTCAGCAAGGCCGATATTCCCGCGGGTTGCGGGCTGATCGTTAGGCATGCCGAGGTGTGGCGCATGGTGAAGAAGCCGACGATGCAGCACATCGAGACGCTGCCACGCGAGACGTGGTTGAAGCTGGTGATCGATGGCATCGACCGGGCGATCGCGCAACGTGACGAGGTGAGGGTGCGCCATGCGCCCCATCCTTGGAGTGTTCAGCAGGTGATCAGGAAGAAGACCGGCGACCAGATCGCCGAATTGGTGAGCAGGGCCATGAAGGCGCAGGCCAGCGTCGAGCACGCTATCCAGCAGGCAGAGGAGCAGCGACAGGAGATTGCCAGCGGCGCCCATCGGGAATTGCAGTGGGCGCGAGAGCGGGTCGAGCGAGAGTCCGCTTACCTATCGGCGGAGTTGCGGGAGTTGGCCGATGCGTTAGGCCTCGAGCATGGAGCGAAAGTCTCCGATCTTACCAGTGCGGTGCGCCGAGCCGTGCGGCGCCTGGCAGCGGATGCGGAGATTCAGCGCCTGCGCAACCTGTTCGAGCGGATCCAGTCGGCCACTGCTGATGGCGTGTTACCACTGCCGGGCGAGCAGCTGAAGGGGGTGGTCTGATGAAGGGGCGCAATCCGTCTGCTTCCGACAAGCGCTTTCACAGCCAACTTGCTGCGCTGGGCTGCATCGCCTGCCGCATAGACGGGCATTCCAACCCGGTGGTGAGCATCCATCACATTGATGGTCGCACCAAGCCCGGCGCGCACAAGCTGGTTTTACCGCTGTGCGCGGGCCACCACCAGGATGGCACTGGCATTCCCGGCCTCATCGCAGTGCATCCGTGGAAGCGGCGCTTCGAAGATCGGTATGGGCGGCAGGAGGACCTGTTGGCCATGTGCATGGAGCTGCTGAAGCTCAAGGGGGCCGCATGATCCTCGGTATCGATCCTGGGTTATCCGGCTGCCTGGTGGTGCTGGAGCCGAACATGGCCTACCTGCGCCATTTGCACATGCCGACGATGAAGCTCGCCAGCAAGAACCGGGTGAATGGCGCGGCGCTTGCCGCCTTCCTGCGCGAGCACCCGGTTCGCCATGCCTACCTCGAGCAGGTGGGCGCAATGCCTGGTGGTGGCGAACGGAAGATGGGCGCCGCATCAGCGTTCTCTTTCGGCCATTCGGCCGGCGGCGTGGAGATGGCGCTGCAAGTGCTGGGCATCCCTTACACGCTGGTGACACCGCAAGTCTGGAAGAAGCGCGCCGGCCTGCAGGGCAAGGAAAAGGATGCGGCCAGGGCGCGGGCAATACAGCTCTATCCCGGTGTGCGTGATCTCGACCTGAAAGCGAAGGGCCAGGCGCTGGCGGACGCGATGCTGATTGCCCGGTACGGGAGCGGTGCATGAACACGCTTGCATTGATTGATGGCGGGGGAGAGCGCGAGATGCAGAACACGATCTGCGGGGCAAGCACGCTGGTGACATTCGACGGGGAGGAGAGGTCGGCGCTCGAATGGGCCAAGAAGCGCGGTTTGAAATGGCAAACGGTGCGGATGCGCCGTTATCGCGGAGCATCGTGGGAGGAGGCGTTGCGGCCTGGGTTGCGACGCACGCCGTGGATGGCGGGGTGGGCGATGTCGGCTACGGTGGAGCGGTGCCGGGCAGTGCAGTAGTAATCGAGGCCTGGGTTAAAAGCGCTTGAAGTGTGACTGTTGCGCATGAAGACTGTTGTGGATCTATTCATCGAGAGGTGCTTCATGCAGAAGCCAGAAATGTACGACGTGAATGGCTACCAGCTGATCAAGGGTGATGACTTCACATGGCGCATTTGGAATGACGATGGTCCGATCAGTGAGCCTTTTGAACTGTTCACTGAGGCGCGGGACGCAGCAGAGCAACTTCCACCGAAGGGGCGGCGATACTGACGAGGACGTCTAAGCCAATCGGTGCCACCTGCTAAAGCTTGCGGCACAACGACCTATTCATCCAGAACCGCGCTGCTTGGGTCGAATGCTGTAGGTTTATCGTATAGCCGGTTACATGCCACGCGAATTTGTTGTGCAGCGAGCTGGCTGCGTGTGTCCCTTGATTTCTCGAGGGCGCATTCAGCGCCCGATTTGTAAGCAAGGAATCCCCTGCCAGAACCTTGCCGTACTGATGAGTAACGCTCGGGATGCTGGCCGTTGCATACCTGGGCGGCTGCATAAACTGCGGCATCGTTCTGGATGCCGGGCAGACTATCCAGCATGCAAGTGGCGTAGTTATCCGCTTGGGCCAGGACAGGAACGAGAAGTAGGGCGGAGGCGAGCGGCTTTTTCATGGGCATCCCAGCCGAATAAAGTGTCCTGACAATAGCATCGTTTGCTTGCTAGGCGCTTCGAGTCACATAGCGTCGCGCTCATTCAGTCATGAGCGGACGTTGATGGCATGGCCAATCGTACAGAGCTGACCGTCGAGGTAGTGGGCGCCTCGGTAGGCAACAAGATGATGGGGGTGGGCGCCGGTACCGGCGTCGTGGCCTGGCTGGCGTCGGTGAACTGGCTGGGGTTGGCCGGCGTGCTGGTTGCAGTGCTGGGCCTTGTGGCGAATGTCTGGTTTCAGCACCGCCGCGATCGACGTGAGGCGGCCGAGAGCGCAGCGCGCATCGCTGCCATGCAGGATCGGTGCGGGCTATGAGCAATACACGGCCCAGACAGCTGGTGGCGGCGCTTACCCTGAGCGCCGCTGGCTTTGCGGCCTGGATGGGTAGCGAGGGATTCACCAGCACAGCGATCATCCCCACCCAGGGCGACGTGCCCACCATCGGCTACGGTTCGACCCGCTATGAAGACGGCACGCCCGTCACCCTCAAGGATCCTGCCATCACGCCGCAACGCGCCGAGCAGCTGGCCCGCAACTTACACAGCGAGGAAGAGCGCCGGTTTCGCGCCTCGCTGCCCGGCGTGGATCTGTTCCAGGAAGAGTACGACCTGTACCTCGATTTCACTGGCCAGTATGGCATTGGTAATTGGCGCAAGCCGAAGTCGCCGCGCACCTGGTTGCTGGCGGGTGATTACATTGGGGCATGCAAGGCGCTACTGAATTGGCGTTTCGCGGCTGGTTACGACTGTTCGACCACGATCAATGGCAAGCGCAACCGTCGCTGCTGGGGCGTGTGGGAACGGCAGCAGAAGCGCTACGCGCAATGCATGGCCGTCCAGGGCGGTGCGCTATGAGCGTCGACAAGGTGCGCATGCTGGCCTATGCCGTGCTGACCATTGCCGGCCTGGCCGTCGGCTGGAATGTGCGGGGCTGGAAGGAGGGCTATGACGCGAACATGCGTGCCGAGGCTGAGCAGAGGTCCGAGGAGCTGGCCCGTAAGCTAGTGGCCGGTATCAGTCGGGAAACGCTCGAGGCGATCGGCAACATCCGCATCGAGAACACCACCATCTACCAGAAGGCCACCCATGAAGTGCAGACCAATACTGTGTATCGCGATTGCCGCGTGCCTGCTGCAGGCATGCAGCTCGTCAACGATGCGCGCACCGGTAGCGATTGACGAGGGGCTGCTGCAGGAGTGCGCGCCGATCCTGCCGGTACCGGTGTCCGGTGATGGCACGGCAGCGATGGGCGACCTCACGCTGGCCGACATTGCCCTGGCCGGCCAGTACCGTGAGTGTGCCAGGGGTAAGGCCGGGCTGATCAGGGCTGTGCGTGAGGCGATGCACGAGCGCAGATAGCCGGACCAACCCGCACGCGCTACAGCACAGGCGCCAGCCAGAACCATAGTGTCGGCAGACCGAGCGCCAGGATCAGCAGCGTCGTGGGTGTGAACAGTACGTGCCGCCACTCGTATACGGCCCAGGCCGCGAGGATTGAAATCAGTACGGTTTCCATAGGGTGCTCCAGATAGTGAATGGAGCCCCCTATTAACCACATACCGAAGCCGATTTGGCGCGGAATTCGACCAGGTCATGGTCGGTTTAACGAGGCGCCCGACCCGCCTGCCGATTTTCCCGCTGATTGCGTTGCCGTCGCAGTCACATAGCGTCCCGGTCATCGATTCCCGTAGAGCTGTACCGATGACCGAGAAGACCCCTACCACGAAACCACGCAAGCCAGCGGCGAAGAAGTCGGCGGCCAAGTCTGCGCGTGCGCCTGGTAGGCCGACCGTATACAGCGAAGAGAAGGCGATGAAGCTGTGCGCATATCTGGCGGACGGTATGAGCTTGAGCCGCGCCTGCAAGATGCCAGGCATGCCCAGCTCGACAACGGTGCTCAGGTGGCTGGCTGACGATACACACCCGCAGTTTCGGGACCAGTACGCGCGTGCGCGCGAGGCACAGGCCGATCTACTCGCCGAACAGATCCTGGAGATCGCCGACGACGGTACCAACGACACCTACACGGACGATGACGGCAACACGCACGTAGACCATGACCACATCGCTCGATCGCGGCTGCGTGTGGATGCACGCAAGTGGCTGGCATCGAAGATGGCGCCGAAGAAGTACGGGGACAAGATTCAGGCTGAGCACACTGGCGCCAATGGTGGAGCGATACAGGTTGCAAGCACTGTGCAGTTCGTCATGCCGCCCGAGCGATCGGAGGATGACGAGTAGTGACCGCCTTCGCCCAGCCGATCAACCTTAACCTGACGCTGCCCTTCAAGCTGGCGCCGCTCTACGAGCCGTGCCGTTACAAGGTGATGCATGGCGGGCGAGGTGGCGGCAAGTCGCATGGCGTCGCCCAGGTGCTGCTGGAGATGGGTACGCGCACGCCGCTGCGCATCCTGTGCGCGCGGGAGATTCAGAAGTCGATGCGTGACTCGGTGCATCGGCTGCTGAAGGACTACGTGGTCCGGCTCGGCCTGACGGAATTCTACGACGTCCTGGACAACGAGATCCGTGGCGCGAACGGCACGCTGTTCCTGTTCAGCGGCCTGCAGTCGCATACCGTCGATTCGATCAAGTCGTTCGAGGGCGTGGATATCGTGTGGGTCGAAGAGGCCCACGGTGTCAGCAAGAAGAGCTGGGACGTGCTGATACCGACCATCCGCAAGGAAGGCTCGGAAATCTGGCTGACGCTCAACCCGGACATGGAGACGGACGAGACCTACGCCCGCTTCATCGCGACACCCAGTGATGATACCTGGGTTTGCCAGATCAACTGGCGCGACAACCCGTGGTTCCCGGAGGTGCTCAACCAGGAGCGGTTGAAGGCCAAGCGATCGATGTCGAAGGAGGACTACGAGCACATCTGGGAAGGCAAGCCGCGGCGCGTGGCCGAAGGCGCGATCTACCGTTACGAGATCGAAGCGCTGTACGAAGACAAGCGCGCCACCCGTGTGCCATACGACCCGACGCTGCCCGTTCATACCGTGTGGGACCTGGGCTGGAACGATGCCATGACCATCACCATGGTGCAGCGCGGTCCGCAGGACGTGCGCATCATCGACTACATCGAGGACAGCCATCGCACGCTCGATTGGTATGTCGCACAGCTTGAGAAGCGCCCCTACCGCTGGGGCACCGACTTCTTGCCGCACGATGGCCGCACCCGCAACTTCCAGACCGGCAAAAGCACCGAGGAACAGCTGCGCGCGATGGGCCGTAAGAAGGTCATGGTACTCGCCCAAACCAGCGTCGAGGAAGGCATCAAGGCAGCGCGGTTGCTGTTCCCGCGCTGCTACTTCGATGCGACCAAGACCGCGCGCCTGCTGGAATGCCTGAAGCGCTACCGCCGCGACATTCACAGCAAGACCGGCGAAGCCACGGCTCCACTCCACGATGAGTTCAGCCACGGCGCTGACAACTTCCGGTACATCGGCCAGGCCGTCAACCGGATGAAAAACGATGATGCCACCCAATACGACGAAGCCCCGCCACCCGACTGGCGCACTTGAGGACGACCATGGACGCCACCAACACGCTACAGCCCCAAGCCGAGCAGCCAGCCGATGAATTGGCGCTGAGCCTGCACGAATACACCGAGTTCATGGAAGAGATCGAGGAGCAGCCGAGCTGGCGGCACACGGCCGACAAGGAAATGGACTATGCGGACGGTAACCAGCTGGACACCGAACTGCTTAAGCGGCAGCAGGAACTGGGTATTCCGCCGGCGGTTGAGGATCTGATCGGGCCGGCGCTGCTGTCGATCCAGGGTTACGAGGCGACCATTCGTACCGATTGGCGAGTGACGGCCGATGGCGGCACCGGCGGGCAGGACGTGGCCGATGCGCTGAACTACCGGCTCAACCAGGCGGAGCGCAAGAGCAAGGCCGATCGCGCGTGCTCCGATGCCTTCCGGCCGCAGATCGCGGTAGGGCTCGGCTGGGTCGAGGTGCGCCGCGAGAGTGATCCGTTCAAGTTCCCGTACCGCTGCAGCGTGGTGCATCGCAGCGAAATCCATTGGGACTGGACGGCGAAGGAGGCTGACCTGTCGGATGCGCGCTTCCTGCGTCGTCAGCGCTGGTTGGCGCCCAAGCGTGCGGCACTGGTGTTTCCCAAGCATCGCGAGCTGATCATGACTGTCGACCGTCACGGCCCGGGCTGGTGGGCAGAGCAGGCGATCGAGGTTCAGGACGGCGGTTCATCCACCGGCTTGCATAGCGCGTGGGGCGAGGCGCGTGCCTGGACCGTGCAGGAGGATCGCTGGTACAACCCGACGAGCAAGGAGGTATGCATCGCCGAGGTCTGGTACCGCCGATGGGTAGACGTGGCGGTGCTCAAGACGCCTGATGGGCGCGTGGTGGAGTACGACGAGAATAACGACGCGCACAATGCGGCCATTGCGATGGGCCGGACGACGGTCACCCGCGCTGTGGTCGCCCGGGTGCGTCGCAGCTACTGGCTGGGGCCGCACCTGCTGGACGATGGACCGAGCCCCTACAGCCACACGCATTTTCCATACGTGCCGTTCTGGGGCTTCCGTGAGGACACCACGAACGTGCCCTACGGCTACGTGCGCGGCATGATCTTCCCGCAGGACAGCCTCAACAGCGGAATCAGCAAGCTGCGCTGGGGCATGGCGGTGGTGCGTACCGAGCGCACGAAGGGTGCAGTGGCCATGAGCGATGCGCAGTTCAGGCGCCAGATCGCCCGTGTGGATGCCGATATCGTGCTGGATGAAGAACACATGGCGCGGCCGGGCGCGCGGTTCGATGTCAAGCGCGACTTCCAGCTCAATAACCAGCACTTCCAGCTGATCCAGGATAACCGCCAGTCTATCCAGCGTGTGTCGGCGGTGACCGCAGGCTTCATGGGTAAGGAGGGGACGGCCAGCAGCGGTAAGCAGGAGCAGATCCAGGTCGAGCAGAGCAACCAGGCGCTGGCGCGCATCATGGACAACTTCCGCGAGGCGCGCTCGCAGGTCGGCGAGCTGCTGCTGAGCATGATCATCGAGGACCTAGGCGAGCAGGAGCACACGATCATCATCGAGGGCGACGCGGTGCGCGAGGATCGCACGGTGGTGATCAACAAGCCCGAGGTCGATCCGGCCACCGGCTACCCGTACCGCAGTAACGATCTGCTGCGCACGCGGCTGAAGGTGGCGCTGGAGGACGTGCCGAGCAGCGCGAGCTATCGCGGCCAGCAGCTCAACGCCATGTCGGAGGCGGTCAAGTCGCTACCGCAGCAATACCAGGCGGCGATGCTGCCGTTCATGGTCAGCCTGATGGACGTGCCGTTCAAGCGCGACGTGGTCGAAGCGATTCGCGCGGCCGCCGAGCAGGAGTCGCCGGAGCAGGTCGAGCAGCGGATCAAGCAGGCAGTGGAGGATGCCCTGGCCAAGTCCGGCGCCGAACTGAAGATGCGCGAGATCGCAATCAAGGAGCGTATCGGCGAGGCGGATATCGAGCGAATCCGCGCCCAAGCGGTGCAGATCGGCGTGCAGGCTGCGTACAGCGCCATGCAGGGCGGTGCGCAGGTGGCGACCATGCCGCAGATCGCGCCCATCGCCGACGCGATCATGCAGAGTGCTGGCTACCAGGCGCCCGATCCGGTTGGTGATGATCCGAATTACCCTGGCCCGGCCATGCCCGCCGCTGCAGAGGGTGTTCCGGTACCGGCTGGAGCGACGCCGGAGGTCAGGCAGAACACCAGCCCGGCCTACCCGCCGGTGCCACATGATGGAGCATCGGCGATGCAAGGGATCGAGACACTTGACACAAGTGACAACTTGGGAGTGACACGGTAACCAAGCGCTAAGCAAGCTGACGAGCGCCGGCAATAACGATATCGTCTGGCGACAATTTGTGCGTATCGACAAGGAGAGCGGTGTTGTCTAGAGCATGGTTTTGGTGCTGTCTTGGATTGGCATTAGCGCTCGGTTTGGTAGCAGGTGTGTTTGTTGGCATAAACATGAACCCTGCTTTGGCAGATCGCTATGTTTTGAAGCTGGGCGATATGGGTACTTGGGTTGGCGCAGTCGTTACCGCTATTACAGCCGGCGTCGCTATTTGGATTTCGCTCAAGGCTGAGGCAAAAGCCAAGCAGTCTGAGGTAGAGCGACTCCAGTTGAAACAGTCGGTATGGCCAGGATTCATCATGTTTGAGCTGGTCAGTCTCGGGCGGTTACCTGTGTATATCAACCAAGTATTCATTGTTCACGAGGATTTCCCAGGGAAGAAGGTGAATCTAGGGTTCTATTTCCGCGAGGGAAACGGCCCAATAAAAGCTAAATTAGAACACCGCGAGGCGCTACAGATCGGGGTTATGACGAGCGACAGCACATTGGCGGCAGAGATTTTCCAAATATTTGATTGGCAGGTGCATGAAGGGCTCTCTTTGCTGATCCAGACGTCTATGCAAGAGCATTCTGGAAAGGAGTACGCGTTGAGCTTCGAAATGACGAAAGAGATCGATGATGCGTATAAGTTTAAAAGACCCGACATCGACGGCCAGCCACAAAGCGACCTAATGCGAGCGCAGCCCTCAGAATAAAGCCAGATGGGTATCGAACTTCATTTCTTCAAATCGCAGGGGAGCGGTGCACAGACGGCAGGCGGGCGCCGGGCTATCCTTGAAGGCCCACACGTGCAAAAGGATTTGCCATGAAGCGCTCCGTCGCTCGCGTATTGAAGATCACCGGCTTCGGCCTGGCCTGCGTTCTGGCCGGTGCCTACCTTGGCATCAATCACGCCTATGACCAGGTCGCAGCCACCTTGCCGGAGATGATCAAGGCTGCTGGCTGCATTACGCCAGACTGACTCTCCCCACTACCGCCCCGCTATAAGCCCGCCCTGTGCGGGCTTTTTCGTTCCAGGCACTTGCAGCCCTTCCCGAGTCACATAGCGTCCCGCTGTGTCGATGGGCGTTTCGTCTGTCGAGACCACCGTAACCCATTGCGGCCACGGCGATATGTGGCGGGACGAGGTAGATGAAAACCGACGAGTTTATCCAGCAGCACGCAGTAGACGGGAACCTGACGGCTGAACAGGCGGCTGAGCTGATCCAGCTGGCCGAAGCGGGCGATACCGGCGGTGAGTCGCCGGAGGACGGTGGCGTGCCCAGCGCTACCACTGATGACGCGCAGGAACCGGAAGGCAGCGACAACAAGGAATCCGTAGCGGAGCAGGTAAAGGAGCAGCAGGAGCCCGAGGCAGATCCGGCTGATGCCGTGGTGCTGGCGAAGGACGGCAAGCACACCATCCCCTACGAGAAGTTGACTCAGGCCCGTGAGGGCGAGAGGACGGCCAAGGCCGCGCTTGAAACCGCCAATGCCGAGATCGAACGCCTACGGGCCGAAGCTCAGCAGCGCGCGGATGACGGCAAAGCCCCAACGGAAGCCGACGCCAACCTGGCTATCGCCGAGCAAGCGATGGAGCAGGGCATCGATCCTGGTTTGTTCGGGGATTTCTCCGAAGAAGCGCTCGCCAAGGGCGTGCAGGCTCTGGTGGATAGCCGTGTCGAGGCCGCAGTGGCCAAGGCGCTGGAGCCCATCAAGGCCAAGCAGCAGGCCGATGCCGAGCAGACCGCCGAGCAGGCCCATTGGGCCGCCATCTACGCGAAGCACGCTGATGCCGATTCCGTGATCGAGAGCAAGGAGCTGGCCGACTGGATTGCCAGCCAGCCGGGCTTCGTGCGTCGCGGATTCGAGCAGGTGATGCAGAGCGGGACGGCCGCCGAGGCGGTGGAAATGCTCGATGCCTTCAAAGCAGCCACTGGATCGACTCAGCAACCAACCCCGGCAGCGGACGTGAAAGCCGCCGCCAAAGCAGCTGTAGCCAATGCGCGCCCAGCGGTGCCAGCCAGCCTTTCGGACATTCCGGGAGGTGCGGCGCCACAGACGCGTGACGAGGCGATGCGGCATATGGATGCCGTCCAGCTGAGTGATGCCATGGCGAACATGACGCCCGCACAGATCGAGGAATACCTGTCGCGCAGCCTGTGAGCCAACGGGGCCGCGTGCCCCTCAACTGTCCCGATATTGCTAGGAGGTCATGATGACCGGCAAGACCCACACGCCGTATGGCGATCCAAGTGCAATGGTGCAACAGGCGGTCGGCCTGTTTGCCACTCACACCCAGCGTAACACCACTCTCAACCGCCTGACCGGCAAGATGCCCAAGGGCACCGCGGGCGCCGCCGCCACCCTGCGTCGTCAGTCGACCCAGCACATGCCGATCGTGCGCTGCGAAGACCTTGGCAAGGGCAAAGGTGACGAGGTGACCTTCCACCTGCTGAACCCGGTTGGCGCCAAGCCGATCATGGGCAGCGAATACGCGGAAGGGCGCGGCGTTGGCCTGAAGCTCTCGGAAGACCGGCTGCGCGTGAACCAGGCGCGCTTCCCGATCGACCTGGGCGACACCATGACCACCATCCGCAGCCCGGCGGACTTCCGCAAGCTGGGCCGGCCCGTAGCGCAGAAGCTGGCCGATGCCTATTGCGACCAGTCGCTGCTGGTGCATATGGCAGGCGCGCGTGGCTTCCACGACAACATCGAATGGGCGGTGCCAACCACCGCGGATGCCAAGTTCGATTCGATCATGGTCAACCGCGTGAAGGCGCCGACCAAGAACCGCCATTTCATTAGCGATGGCACCAATGGCATCACGCCGTTTGCCGTCAATGCCGGCGAAATCGACCTGACCACCACCGACATGTTCTCCATGGATACCGTGGACGGCGTGCGCACCTACATGGAGCAGATCGCGCTGCCGCCGCCGGCGGTGATCTTCGAGGGTGACCAGGCTGCCGAGGACGAGCCGCTGCGTGTGCTGCTGGTGTCGTCTGCGCAGTACTCGCAGTTTGCCAAGGACCCGGCGTTCCGCCAGATCCAGGCGAACGCCCTGGCGCGTGCCGGCCTGGCGAACAACCACCCGCTGTTCCGCGGCAACGTGGGGCTGTGGAACAACATCCTGATCGTGAAGATGCCGAAGCCGGTCCGCTTCTATGCCGGCGACGTCATCAAGTACTGCGCGCGCTTCGACAGTGAGCAGGAAAGCTCGGTCATCGTGCCTGACTCGTTCGGCAGCAAGTTCGCGATCGACCGCGCGATCCTGTTGGGTGGCCAGGCTGTGGCCGAGGCCTTCGCGTCGAGCGACAAGGCCAAGATCCCGTTCTTCTGGAGCGAGAAGGAGCTGGACCACGGCGACAAGGTGGAGCTGCTGCTGGGCATGATCCGTGGCGTCTCGAAGATTCGTTTCGAGGTCGAGCATGGCGACGGCAAGCAGATCACCGACTACGGCGTGACCGTGATCGACACTGCGGTGCCGATCATCGGTGCGCGTAACTGATGGGCCGGGCCGGGTAACACCGGCCCAACCCTGACCCTGAACTGTATAGGAGCCCATCATGGCCGAAGTAAAAGTTAGCCACTTCCGTGGCCGCCAGTTCGGCGGTGCTGCCGGTGCTTACGGCAACACCACGTCGCTGGCATTCCACGTCAGGACCACTGCGCAGGGCGCGGCGGCCAACTCCAACTCTGCTGCCGCGCTGGCCGTAGATGACGTTGTGGACCTCGGTGGCCTGCCTGCCGGCTTCCGCATGGATGATGCGCTGGTGGTCATTTCCAGCGGTCTCACCGCCGAGGTTACCGGTTCGCTCGGCTTCAAGTACGAGGACGGCGAGAACGACGCGCTTGTGCCGCAGGACGCTGCCTATTTTGGCGCCGGCCTCGACCTGGCAACCGCTGCCCGTTTGCGCAATGCCTCGAGCAAGGCCCTTGTGACCCTGCCGAAGCCGGCGCGATTGATCCTGACCATCGCCGGGGCAGCCAATGCCAAGGCCGGACAGATCGATATCGTCATCCAGGGCGAGCTGACCGGCGCCCGCTAAGTGGATCGGGGGCTTCGGCCCCCTGTCTTCATCGGAGAATCACATGAAGATCATCACACCGCTTCTCATTGCTGCCATTGCGCATGAGGCCAACCGTGCCTATTGCCAGTCGCTGGGCGATGACAGCCAGCCTGTGTGGGCCGAGGCGCCCGAGTGGCAGCAGCAGAGCGCCCTGGTAGGCGTGGAAATGCACCTGGCGAACCCGGAGGCCACCCCGGAACAGTCGCATGAGTCCTGGCTCGCACAGAAGGTCGCCGAAGGCTGGGTCTATGGCGAGGCGAAAGACCCGGAGAACAGGGTTCACCCTTGCTGCGTGCCCTACGCGGAGCTGCCGGCCGAACAGAAGGCCAAGGACTACATCTTCCGCGGCGTGGTGCATGCGATGGCTGCGCTGGCCGAGCAGGTGGAAGTGGAGCATGCGAAGACGGGCGAGGGCGGTATCGCCGTTGTCGAGCCTGCGCCTGCAGCTGTGCCTGTGGCCGTCGGCGAGCAGGCCGTGACCTTCATCGGGCGCCGCGAATCCTTCACCGATCGCCTGTACGGCACTGGGCTGACGTTCAGCAAGGGCCAGACCCGCGTGCTGCCGGCAGAGATCGCAGAGAAGTTCCTGCGCCATCCTGACGTGTTTTCTCCCAGCACTGCGGTGGCCGGTGTTCGCGAGGCGGATGCCGACGACACCGAGACAACCCTGGCCGAGCATGCGAAGCGCCAGGACGAGCAGAACGCCCAGATCAATCAACTGCAGGATGCCCGCGATCAGGTCAATCAGATGACCAAGGATGCTCTGGAGCAGTACGCGCGCACTCAGTTCAAGCAGGAGTTGGACAAGCGGCAGAAGGTGGGCGACCTGCGTAACCAAGTGCTGGCCTGGATTGATCAGTTCGGGGTGGCGTGATGGATCGCGCCAGGCTGCTACGCCTCTTTCGTTACGACACCCAGGATACGGCCGAACCGTACCTCTGGTCGGACGAGTGGGTCTTCGATCACCTGGACGAAGCCCAGGACGAGGCGTGCATCCGTGGGCGGCTATTGCACGCAGCTGGCGACGCAGCAGTGTGCGAAGTCGCTGTTGCGCCTGGCCAGGCCGTTTATCCGCTGCATCCAGCGCTGTACGAACTGACCTATGTCGCGATTGAGGTAGGCGGGCGGCGCAAGCTGCTCAAGCTGATTTCGCTGGAAGCTCTGGATGACTGGCGAGAAGACTGGCGCGGCGCCGAGGGAGAGCCGCGCTTTGCTGTGCAGGACGATACTGGCCTGCGCCTGGTGCCGTCCCCCTTCGAGGCCGGCCGGCTGCTGCTGGAGGGATACCGGTTGCCGCTGAACCGCCTTGCTGATGATGAGGCGACGCCACTGGAAATCCATCGGGCGCACCACCGGAAGTTGATCGAGTGGGTGAAGCACCGAGCCTACATGCAGCCGGATAGCGACGGCATCGATCTGGAGCGGGCAGCGGCAGCTGAGCGGGCATTCACGTCCTACTTCGGCGCGCGCCCGGACGTCGATCTGCGACGGGCGACCCGCGTAGATCTGAATCACCACAACAAGGCATGGCTATGAAGCGCATATGTGTTGATGTTCGCGTCACCGAAGCTCTGGAGTTGACCATAGGCGACGAGCGTGTCCGCATCACCGTCGAGGACAAGAGCGGTCGACTGGCGCGATTGCGCGTCGAAGCGCCGCCGAACGTGACGGTCACGCCGCCACGCAAAAAGTAACCTTACCCGCGCGCAAGAGTGTGCAACCAGCCAGGAGAATCCTATGGCCAACACACTCTACGACAAGGCGCGTCAGCGCTTCCTGGAAGCGCAACTCAACATGCTGACGGACACCATCAAGGTGCTGTTGGTGGACACCGGAGCTTACACGCCGAACTTCTCGACGCATGAGTTCCTGGCGGACATACCGGTTTCGGCACGCGTTACCGCCCCTGTGACCATGACCAGCAAGACCACGACTGGTGGCGCGTTCGACGCGGCCGACGTGACGTTCACCAGCGTGTCTGGACCGAGTATCGAGACGATCATCATCTACGCCGACACCGGCACCGAGGCGACCAGCCCTTTGATCGCGTACATCGACACGGCCACCGGCCTGCCGATCACCCCGAACGGCGGTGACATCATCGTCACCTGGGACAACGGGGCCAACAAGATTTTCAAGGTTTGATAGCGAGGGCTGACGATGGGTTGCAGCGATTGCGGAAAGCCGGTGCCGGGCGTCAAGCCGCCGCCAATCACGCTGAGCGTCGCGGGTTTCGAGGCACACGCGGGCATGGGGCAGGCGGAAGTGCCGTGGAGCAAGGTCGTGCGTCTGCCGGCGTTTGAGCTGTTCGTGGCCGAGCAGTTCTCCGGCACGCGCCCGGCGCAACTAGAGCGTACCGACGAGCTGTTCCAGCGCTACTGCGCCTGGCACCGCAGCAAGGGTCAATGGCCGAACGAAACCCCGCTGGGTGAGCTATTCGAGCCCGGCGGCATGGAGGTCTAGCATGCACCGACTCATATTGTGGGGACAGGGCAACGGGGGAAACACCTACCCCGAGCTTTCCTTGTCGCAGCTGGAGCTACGGCAAGGGCTGCCGCCGGCCGCGCTGGGCGAAACGCATTCCGTTCCCTATCAGTACACCAGCAGCTCCGGTTTCCAGGGTCAGATTGACTGCTCGCCGGATCAGACCAAGCTGGTGCTGACGACGGGAGTGTCTGGCAATGGAAAGCTGATGGTTTGCCGCGATGGCGGCGAGCACGGCCTGTTCGATACTGTCGAGGTGCCTCTGGCTGTATTCAGCGGCACAGTGGAATGCGTGACGGCCAGCAATGAGTATTTTGCCGTGGGCGGCGCCAGCTCGTCCTACGTCATGCTGTACGATTGGGCAACACTGACGGCGCAGAACCTGCCGGTTACCGGGATAGGTTCTACCGTCCGGCATCTGGCGTTTAGTCCAGACGGTAGATATCTTGCGGTGCTCAGTAATAGCGGTTTTTATTTGCGGTTGTACGATTTACAAGCGCCAGGATTTACCTACATCGACGTGAGCAGCGCTGCCAGACCGTCTGGCAGCAGTAGTTCCAGGATGGCGTGGTCGGAGAATGGCAAGCTTTTCGTCACAGGGAGTACCAGCTCTCCCTACCTGTCGGTCTACGACACCACACTGGAGCGCATCCATCAGATCACGACCGCAAGCATTGCTTATTCCGGGCAAGCGATCGTCTCGCTAGCCGGAAAGAACAAGATGGCAGTGGGGTGCTGGACGAACAGTTCGAGCTACCCCCTTGCGTACCTGATTGATATCGAAACCTATGCCGTTACCCCTCTGCCCAAGCTGCGCACGCATGAGGGCTCCGAGGTGAGCTGCATCGCCTGGTCGCTCGCCTATGACCAGGTGGCGGAGCTGCTGTACCTAAACCATGAGGCGATCTTGGCCGCCGGCGGCGCGACAGCGGCGAATATGTCGCGCCTGGATATAAACAATATCCCGGCTGGGTGGGAAACCTTCTTTACCGGGGAAGTCAGGCGCGACACGCGGGGCATCTGGAACATGCTGATTGTTTCGCGCGAGCGCGGGCAGATCAGCGGCACAGTGCGCAACATCGAGAACTTGCCCGTACAGCGCACGGTGCGAGCGTTCAATCGTGCGAGTGGGCACCTGATGGCGCAGACGGTATCGGATCCGATCACCGGAAACTACACCCTGCGCCTGCCGAACCTGGAGCCCGTCGATGTTGTGTTCCAGGCCGAGGACGGCGAGCTGCTGAATGATCTGTTCTTCGCCAACGCGCAGCCCGAGCCGGTGACGTAACATGGCATACGTCCCGCCGGTCGGCGTTATCAACGCGAACTGGCCGGCGGATGCCTATGCGGGCGCGCGATCGACCATCACCGGAAGCTGGGCATCTGGCCAGCATGTAGCGCCCGTCGGCATCGGCGTCCCGGATAGTGCGTCGCCAGTCCTGACCTGGCAGCAGTTCATTGCGCCCGACGGCCTCTCGGGGGAAGCATACGGCTCGCACCAGGCCGGGGCCGCTGAGAGCTATTTCACACCGCAGTACCAGGTGCTTGCGACGTGGCAGGGCGCTGACGCTTACGGCACACCGTCGAGCCCTATCAATGGATCGTGGTCAACGTCGCAGCGAGAGATTGCAGCTGCTGGCATCGACGCGCCCGATGTTCCGGCGCCCGTCCTGCTATGGACGCAGTTCATCGCGCCCGACGGGCTTTATCGCGGTGAATTCGGCGACCCCTACACACTGCATGACTACGAGTACGCCCATCCCGAGTGGTCGATTGTCGCGTCGTGGGTAGGGGCTGCCGCGTACACGCCGCCGGCATCCGAGATTCACGGACAATGGCGCAAGGACTTCGGCCCGAAGGACATTGCACCGCTCGGGTATGACGGCAGTGTGGTGCCCGATCCAACGGCCACGCTCATGCGTGCCTACGTCGAGCCGGCAGGCCACCAGCACGCCGAGTTCGGCCTTACGCAGATCCGCAATGGGGCAAGCGGCATCAGTGCGCCGGGCATCGCGGCGAGATTGGTGTTCGGTACGCCGACGCTGGACCTGCATACGCGCTACATCGAACCGAACGGCTTCTACCGCGGCACCTACGGGCGACCGAAGGTCGAGTTGTACCGCGCCTATCTGCGCCCGAGCGGCTTTGATCCGTCGGCCTATGGCGTGGCTACGCTATCGGGTGGGCTGCGCACGATCAGCCTGGGCGGACGAGGCATTGTTGCCGGCGCTGCGGGACGCCCGACGGTCACCTTCCGCGAACGCCTGGTCAATACGGTCGGGTGGGATGCTCGGGAGCTGGGCATGCCCATGCTGGGCTTCCACACCGAAATCCAGCCGGAAGGCCTGGATTCTGCGCGCTTCGGCACTACCGAGGTGCGCGACAACAGCCAGCGAACGTATGTCACCGGTCGCCGCCACGACGAGCATGGCGAGCCACTCATCGCCATGCGGGTGCGCACGCTGGTGCAATTGCCGACGATCTCGCCAGGCGGGTTCGGCATCACCGACTTCCGCAACCACCGACGTTATGTCGAGACGTACAGCGAGCGTGGGGATTGGGGGCCTTTCTTCGGCAACTTCGCGCCCTATGTCAGCAATCGTAACCGGACAATTGCCACTTACGGCCACGCGTCGTCGCGCTTCAGCCTGGCGGCAGCCATCGAGAATGCTGCGGTGCCGCTGCGGCCTCGCCCCCTCGATGCGGCGGACTTCGGCGATGCGCTGGTGGCCTATGGTATCCGACACCTGCAGGTGGGCGGCTGGGATGCCTCGGTACTGTCGCGCTGGTCAACGATCATCAACGCCGCGCGGGTGCTTCGGCCGACCTCGGTGTCCGGCCAGGCAATGCTCGGACTGCCTCACCTGGCCAACACGAGGCGCTTCGTCACCTGGGCCGGCGGCGCCGACGCGGCGCTGTTCGGAGTGGCTTATGCCGACTACCGTGCG